TATCTTGACATGAATATGTACCAACGTTCATGCGACACGCTGCTTGGCGTCCCATTTAATCTTGCTTCAATGTCATTATTACTTATGATAATAGCTAAAGTTTCTAACATGATTCCTGGCGTTGCATATTGGACCGGCGGAGACGTTCATGTTTATGTAGATCACATTCCGATGGTGCAAGAACAATTAAAACGCATACCTAAAGGATTACCTAACTTAACTATTACCAAAGATCTAAAGACACTGGATGACATATTATCACTAGAATATGAAGATTTTATATTAACAGAGTATGATCCAGATGATGCTATAAAAGCTGAATTATTTACAGGAGTCAAAAAATAAATAAAATGGAAAACGAAATTAAAACCGAAAAAGAAAAGTGTGTTGTTTGCGAGGCTGAAACGCCTTATACAAGGGAAACTCCAATAGATAAAAGATATTATTATGTCGAAGGCGCTGGGCAATTATGCGAACATTGTTATGATCAAATATATACATGGAAAAACTATTAGAAATATTATTAATAGGCGCACTTATTATTCTAGGCGTTTTTCTATTTTTGTATATTAGAAAAATTAATAAAGATATAAAGGAATTAGATAAAAGAAAAAGAAAAAGAGATAAACAACTTTTAAAATTAACAAGCAAAAGAAAAAATAAGACATATTAAACATGGGAAAAATAAGAAAACTATCTCTGACAATAAATTCATTTGATGCTTCAGAGCTTCTTGAAACTATGATATCGGAAATTCGAGATCAAGTAGATTATGTAGCTGCGATATATCAAAAGGAATCATATTGCGGAAATAAAATGGATCCAGCGGACATGGAAGAGTTGGAGCGTCTTCACAAATTAAAGTTAATAGATGAATTGATTGAATTTAAAGGAGACTATCGAAAACCTCACCGTGAACAAGAAACAGATAAAAGAAACATGGGTATCATGATGATGAGAGAAAGAGGATTTTCTCATATACTCAATACAGATGCAGATGAGCTGTATGATAGAGACCAATTTATTGAAGCAAAGAATCAAATAAATAAAAATGGCTGGCCTATTACATATTGGAGTTATGTCAATTATTATAAAGATTTTGAGCATTACCTTGTATATCCTTTTAGGCCATTTGTTAATGGCATTCACTCAACGTATTTTACATATACCTTTAATGGACCAGCTCCGGGACCTACAGATCCAACGAGAAGAATTTTTAATCCAATGAATATAGGCACATACCTCTTCCCGGATGAAGTGATTAGAATGGCTCATGGTGCATGGATAAGAAAAAACATTCGTAAAAAACTTGAGAACTGGAGTGCAAAAGATCACTTTAATCAGGCACTCATAGAAAAAGCCGTTTATCAATATGAAAATTGGAAAGAAGGCGATCCGGCAATTATGTTATTTAACGTGCCCGATAACACAGTTTACATTAAAAAATTGGATGTGAAAATTCATAAATTTGAAGTACCATGGTTACCAAATGGAAAAGCAGCTATTTAAGCTGCTTTTCTTATTTAATTGATTCTCTAACAAAAGATTTTATTCTTCTTTGGCCATAACCAATTTCTTTTGAATCATAATATTCTATAGGAGTATGAATGATTAATTCTGCACCCAATGGTTCTATTTTAACTGGCATAGCATTTGCTTCATCAAATACAATATAATACTTAATTGAATTGTCATTTGTTTTTACAATCTGTTGTACGACTCCTTTAATTTTTTTATCTTCAGGATTTGCATTCGATTTTACAGGATTTCCTATAATTATTGAACCTATTTTTATTTCGTTGGTATCTATGTCTATAGATGATGGTTTTTGTTCAAGAGTATGATTTAGCGGTTTAATTTCATATGTATACATCATATTTGGACCACCCATATTATTAGCACCGCCGAATCCTCCGCGCGAAAGGCCTCCCATTCCACCTCGAAATCCTCCAGATGTCATTGAGAATCCTGCGCCATATGCTTCTTGTATTAAACTTTCTTTGACTATTTTTCTCATTTTTTAATATTTTTTATAGTACTACCATGTAATCTATTTTAATAGCATAGGTATGTGGATTAAATACGTAAAAACCTGTAATTAAATTTTCTATATTTGAATCTGCAGGATCGGATGTACTTAACCAGATTTTCACGGGCCCAACTTTTTCCCACAAATTGTTTGTATCGACGTAATAAAGATAATCACCGGCGCTGAGTGTTGTGCTTGTGCTTGCGCCACTCATTCCTGCATCTACTGCATCATAATCTTTAAGATAATATGAAGATACATCGGCCCAAACATAATATGTTAAATAATCGGGGACGTGATTTATTTTAATAAAACGATCTGAAACTACTGAATCAATAGGATACGTTACTTTTAAAATATATCCGACCATTGCTGAATTGGGATATTTAAAGGCTGGAATTCCGGCCGACACATCTTCAATCATCGGATTTCCAAATGCTACTGAAGAATCGGTAGGCCAAGCGCTAACATCTATTGAAGTAATATTAAAAGAATAACCAGCAGGAGAACCTACAAATGTTAATCCGCTCACATCATATGTAGCTGTGACGGAAATATTTTGAGCCCCAAACGCAATATTTAAAGCATTTTCAATGGTTGTATTTAATGTAGGATTACTTGTAGCAAAAATAGAAACATCATAATATTTAAAGTTTCGATAATAATTTATATGTAAATTAGCACTCATGTATAAATCATGACCAACACCATCATAAACTGTTGAGCCATCAAATAAAAATCGTTGAGTTCTATCTGAGATGCCTTTTGTTAATCCTTGAATAAATGTAACTTCTCCCGGTTCAAGAATTTTTGTCTGTTGAGACCATGCTGTAATAACTTCAGAAATATCTCCTAAATCAATAGATGCTAATATATCACTGCCTGCAACAACTCCAATCTTTTTACCATTTAAAAATTCAAGAGTCGTATCATCAGAAGCTGAACCTGCACATTCAGCTAAATCAGGATTAATATAATTATTTGATGTTGGATTAAAAAGATCAGTTGGCATAATTACATGATTATTTTATTTATTTATCCAAAATTTTGACGAACTTTATTTCATAAAAAAAGAGGCCTAAGCCTCTTTTTAAATTCTATCAAAATTTTTACGTTCTTTTGGGTTAATAGGGATACCAAGCTTGTCTATGCTGAGGATTTTTTTTTTCGTCGGGTGGTTTTGTAACTGCCTTAGCGTCTAAAACTTCGACTCCTCCATCAACGTATGGCGTTCCATTAACTATTTCTGGCGGCACCAGAGAGACACTGGAAGCTACGAGTTCATCTACGCTTTCAGGTATAATGGATTCCTTTACTTGATCTTTTTGTTGCTTCTCGATTATTTCTAGAACTTTATCGCCTACCGAAGGCTTATGTAATTCTTTAAGATCGAGTTTCTTTATTTTTGTTTTTTTCTTAAGAGGATCAACCGTTCTTTTTCTTCGTGGAACTCTTGCGTCCTCTTTTGGCAGGAGCTCCTTTTCTTTTTTTGATTCGGCCGCCACTTCTTTTTTAGGTGGTCGCCCGGGTTTTTTAGGTGGTTCGTCTACCACAGTTTGTGTAAGAATAGTTTTTACCACTTCAATAGGCTCGGGTTCAGGCTTAATGTCTCCTGTTAATAACTTTTTAATTTCCGATACACTTTCCTTTGATTCAGAAATTACATCTGCATATGCGGCAGCTTCTTTATCCAACAATTCACCCATTCCCTCGTTTACATCAAATGCATTATCGATTGTATATCTCGATTCTTGCGCAGGTGTCGTTGTAAAGGGTTTTTGTAAAATTTCGACTCCGCCTTCTCCTATAATAGGAGTTTCTTCGTTAGGCATAGCTTTTCCAGCATTAGATAGCAATGTATCCTTTAATGAATTTAAATATGTTTCACGATCTCCGATAATATCTTCTATTTTATTTTCCGAAACTACGGATTCTTCTATCTTTTCAGGCGTTTGTTCTGCTTTTGGCGGAGACGTATCTTCATTTTCTTCAGACATCATCTTAATATTTTGAGCAACCAGCGCTGTCATACCAAGTGCAACGATAGGAAGTAAAGCACCTGCTATCCATGATATAATAACTTGATACATTTCAGCATTCTCGGCTTGTACTCCAATCAATATTGATTTTTGCCAATATTGCCAATCATTTGAGCCTGATGTAGCCATGAATTTAAAAGAAGCATACACGTTTGCAGTTACTTGTAATGCTGTTAATAAAAACATTAACGCCCAGGGCAAAAATTTATCTTTGTTTTTAGTCATAAGAATCGAGAACAATACGCTAGCCTGTCCGATTTCGTAGGTTACGCCAAGAAGTATCGCAAGTCCTAACGTATTTGCTAATCCAAAGAATGTAATAGAGTGTAATGTAGATACAAACCCTACACATAAATACAATAAAGCAAACGTAAATATAAGACCCCAATAAAGGCCTTTGTGTGTGATTTTGAATTTACTTAAAAATGACATATTTTATACTTTTATTTTTGGTTATTATCTTTAATTTCTTCTGCTCCCTTAACTGTAATAGTTGTGTTTGAACGAACCTTTTCAACAGCTGATTGAACAGCGTTTGCGCGTTCTTTTGCAGCTTCTGCCTGTTCATTTGCCAGCTTTAACTCAAAATTAAGCTTTTTTATGCTATCTTGTGTGGTTTCTTTGTATTCTTTATATTCTTTAGATAAAGAGTCGATTTGCTCAATATATTTTTTAGAGCCCACGTTTATTTGCATATTTCTATTGCAACTTTGAACAGATTTAAATAAAAATAAGAACAAGAGTGCAAGAGCAAACCATTTCATGTTTTTTGTAAAAAATTGGGTGGGTGTTGTTGCCATTTGTGTGTTTTTGTATTATATATTTAGCTCTGAATTTATATGTTAAAAAAAGACTCAAGTTTTCTTGAGTCTTCACATATAGTTAAATAATACACTAAGAATTAATTATCTTTTGTTAAATCTATCTCAACTGTGTTTCCGCCTGCAGAAATTGGTTCGTCTTCTTTTTCTGGTGCAGATTTTTCTAAGTCTGCGAGATAAAATCCTTGTTCAGCAGCTGCCCATTTTTCCTGAAGATATTGAACATTCTTAAGTTTTTCTCTTGCGTCCTCAAGTTTTTCACCGACTACCATTCCAATTTTTGAGAACTTATCAGCTATTTTTTCAAATTCTAATGCCGCATCTAATCCTACGCTTCCAGGATTTGAAAGCATATATGCGCAAAATTCTAACGCTTGATAATCAAATTCTAATCCTTTTTCGTCTGTCGCTGCTAGCATAGCCTGTCTAAGAACTTCGGCCATTTTAATCATTCCCATCCAACCATTTTTTGACCAGAACGCAAATCTCTTCATAAAATCTTCTATGAATAAACCCACATCATTAGCTGCAAAATTTCCTTTATCACTTATTGCCCATCTTTCTTCTGTAAAAACTTTAAGAGCTTCCTGAAATTCAGATTTATATTGTTCTATTTCTTCAGGCGTAGGTTTCTTTTCATTTTCAACTGATACTTTTTCAGGCATTTGTTCGTCTTTAACGACTGTTAATTTAGTTTCTTTTTTTGCCATTGATTTTTAATTTATTTTATGTTTTATATAATAGCCAATTTGAAAAGTTTTAGAATAAATTAATTTAATAAATATTCCTGAGAATGCTTAATGTGATATTGTTTAATCAATTCTACAAACTGATTTTCATAAGAAACCAATTCGGCGCCAGATATTGTAATTTCTTGTAATATATCTGATTGCTTATCTACGCACAAAATACTTGCGTTATTACATTTTATATTTTTTTCTTTGTACATTTCTTTAATACATTGAGAATATGCGCCTAGTTGTAACTTGTATTTTAATTCTTTTACGCTACCTTTTTTAATCTTTCCGTTAGATGATTTAAAGTCAGTGAGAGATAAACCAAAATTTCTATCTTTATAAAGAATGTCTAATTTTCCGCGATAAAATAATGATGATGAATAGATTCCCATTTCCATTGCTATCATATCCGAAAATTGTTGAGCATAATCCGAATAATAAAATTTATAAAATAAATTTCGTCCTTCTTCGATTTTTGGCGCCGGAATATTCTCAGTTAAAAGAATTTTAGGACTTTCTTCTTGTGTGTATCTGAGTGCTTCCGAAACGTCTTTAGATTGAGTATATTTGGTTATAAACAACTCTAAAAAAGTATGCATAGAAGAACCCCGATTGGCTGCGGCTGTCATTATCTGTTCTGCCTTTTCTTTTCCTATTTGTAAGACCCATTTGTCAAATTCAGGGTCCGGCACCATTTCTGATAAAACAGTTGTTACGCTAGGGATTTTTATTTTATAGTAGCATGACGGCAAACCACGTTCATCCTTTATCCAGCGAATATTTTCTTTATTAAATGAGAACATCGTATTACTTAAAAAATGCCTAAAAACCAAGATATAAATTGCTTTATTAAATCAAATCTTACTATGAAAAAGATTATAGCGCCAGTTATAACAATAAATTTGGCTAACCATTTTAAGGAAAATTTATCAAATCTAAATCGATATACAATAAGATATGATAATGTTAATTTTCCATTGTCGTCTTGAAATTGATTAAATTCAACATTTAAGCATTCTGCAAATCCTAAATCTTCATCTAAATAGCGATTAATAGGTGCTAAAGATTCAAGAATTTTTGTGCGTTTAACAATTTCAGGAAGAGCATAATCTTCTTCCTCAAGGTTAATGATTAAGTAAACATCATATAAACTTGTTCGTTGCATCTTCCATTTTGAGAATTTTGAAATTGGATTAGCTTCTTCTCTACGAATTGTTTTTTTCCAATCTGCAAAATTCTCAAAATCTCGATATACTTTAACGATGCCCCAATTTTTTGGTTTTAAAAAATTAAATATGTTATTCTTCGTTTTCATTTGCAATATACGAATCTACTAAATCGGGATATTTTTTATATAAAACTTCTGCAACATCTTTTCGTCCTTTACGCAATCGTGTTTTAACCGTTGAAAGGTTCCATCCTAAATCATTTGCTATATCGCTAAGTTGTTTTTGGTTTATTTCTCTTTCCATCATAACTGTACGATATGGTTCCTTTAATTCATTAATAGCGGATAAAGAAGCATCAAATAATCTCTGAGTAAGTTCTTCACCAACTGGACCCATCACTTCTGTATTCATGCTAAACACCGGATTATATAATTGTAGCAAACGAGAATGATTATGCATATATTTATCATAAGATAAATTCTTTCCTTTTTGTCTTATAGCGCCCAAGGCTTCATTCTTTGCGATGGCATAAACCCAAGTTGAAAAATTATACTTAGAGTTATACTGATCAATTTTTTGCCACATTAAAATAATTGTCTGCGAAACAACATCATTTGCAAGGTCTTTATCTTTAACAAAATTATATGCAAATGAAAAAAGACCAGGTTTAAGGCGATTTATTAGTTCTGTAAAAGTTTTGTTATTTTTGTTCTGTATGAAATTTAATGCTATGGTTTGAATACTTGTGTTTTTATTCATATAGATTTGTGTTATTTTGTAAAATGTTTATTTGTTATTAGTCTTCAATGATTTGTTGCACGTATGAACTAATGTTTTTCATAAGATTTTCTACTCTTACGAATGGAAATTGCCCTATTGCATTAACTATTTGTGTAAGTGTTTGGTGATCCATTACTTCTACGTCTACTGCATTAATAAGACCTGCAATTTCATTGAATGGTCTATCTCCTATAGCCTGAAGAATAGCTTTCTTAAAATCGGGCTTAATTCGATATGTTGGAACATAAGCTTTAGTTTCAACCTTTTGTGTTGGATCAACTGTAGGTGCTTGCTGTACTGGGTTTGTAGTTTTTTCTGTCATAAGTTACTTATTTTAGTTTAAAATTTTATTTTAGTTTATATTTTGCTATTGAATAAAAGTTTTTAATAATATAATACGAAAAAGCTTTTTTGATACTATTTATTTGTTAAATGACTGTTAATTAACAATCTTAAACCCCTGAGTATCTAAATGACTTAACCATGTTTTTAAATCTGGAGAAATAATAAAATGACTATCCATGATTAATCCTGTTTTAGGCTTATATTTTAATATATGAATAAACCAATTGTCCGGAATATACTCGACTATCTTTATATTATACGGAGAATGCTTTTTTGTCAAAGTAAATAAAACTGTATTCTCGGAATAATCGGACAGATTTTCAAATTTAGTTTTTTCGATCTTTGTTTTATTTGGGTATGTATATGCCATAATTATCCTTTAACTAATGCAAAAAATAAATGTTTTTCATATTTATCAAATATTTCTTCAGGAGTTAATGTTTCTGTAGGAATAATTTTATATCCAACATATCCTTCTAGCGCTAAATAATTATCACGAACCTTTGATTGAAAATCGATACTTTGCTCGTGTATATCTGGTTGGCCATTAAGATAATCTCTATCAAAACCAATACGCTCAGCTTCCAATCGTTCTTTAATGATTTCTATCGGAACATCAAAAAATACAGTTAAACTTGGATAAGGAAGTTCTAGGAATCCGAATTCAAAATTAAATATCCAATCCCTCATTAATTTTGCTTGTGTATCTGTGGATGTTTTTGCGCCTTGATATGCCATATTCGAAAATACATATCTATCTAAAAGCAATACATCATTTTCTTCGAGCATTTTATTTATTTCAGGAAGATAAAGATATCGATCCATTGCATAAATATTAGCTACAAATATTGGATTAACTTCATCAATATTGCCAAATTCGCCTCTAAGAAAAGATGATACTACTTTTCCGGCCTCAGTTGCAGTGTATGTAGGAAAATGAACAAATTGATATTTTAGTCCGTGATCTTCAAGATATTTTGTTATTAATTTGACTTGCGTGGATTTTCCGCTAGAGTCAAGACCTTCTAGACAAATTATTTTTGCTGACATTATATAAGGATTTAAATAATTATTATTTCTTTTTAAAAATAGATAAAAAATCTGATATGTATGTAAGTGCGAATGTAAGACCAGCACCTATGCATATTGTTTCAATAAAATTCCAGTTACTATTAAAAAGTATTTTAAAGGAATATCCAAACACTATTACTCGGGTAATGAGTATTGCAACGGCCACGATATTAAACATAATAAGATCAGATAACGATTGTTTCGTTATCTGATCCGTGTCCTCAAGAGGAGTATTTTCTTTAAAATTATTTAAATGATTAGCTAGTAAATTGTCCTGCTTCATTATTTTTTAGTTTTAAGATCTATCTTCTTAACTTTTGTATCATCATCGGATGGCTTTTTTTCTTTCTTCTCATCATCCTCATCTGTTTCTTCGCCTTCCTTTTTCTTTTCAGTATCAGGTTTTTTTGTAGATGCCGTAGATGGTTTTTTGTTTATATCGGCTTTTTTGCCGTTGGTTTCGCCGGTTTTTTCTTTTTCGCCTTCTCCTTTTGTAAATGTTGCACTATCTTTTTTAGGATCAAGACTAGGCTTTTGTGATTTATTATCGGGAGTTTGTTCTCCGGGTTTTTGAATGCCATCTTTTGACGCATTTGCTGGTTTAGCTTCGCCATACATTCCAGGTTTGAAATCTTTTACAGAATCAAGGTTTGTTTGCATATCATACCCTGGATCAAATTTAGCATCACCCATATTAATTTCAACCTTAACTTCTGTTTGGCCCTTTTGATATTCTTTTTTAAGCCAATCATAAGATTTTTTGTTTTCATCAGGAATAATAATACCGTCAGCATTAGTTAAGCCTTCTCCACCATCCATCATGGTAAGTGCATCTTCGTAAAGTTTTTCTAAATAATCGTTGATATTGAAATTACCTGCTTTCATAAGTATGATTTTATTTTATATATTCTTACGTTTTGTTACAAAAGTATTCAAGTTCACCCAAGATAATCCTGCATACTTTCTATTACACCGTCTAAAGTTTCTTTTAATTCTTCAAGATCACTAATAAGAAATTCAGCTGTATCTCCGCTAACACCGTAAGAACCTCTTCTTGCGTTGCGTACTTCATAGGCTAGACGTTCTACGTTTTCCATCCAATCTATTAATCCTACGTCTTCAAGAGCATCTTCATCCCAGCCATCATCTTTGATAAAAGGGCCCTCTTCGCCTTCATATCTTTCATCTTCCTCGTCGTACTCATAAATTTTTCTTGCTTTCATATCTTGATTATTTATTTTATATATTCTTTCATTCAAAGAAAAAAAGATAAAAAAGCCGGCACTTAGGTAGCTTTAGTTTTTCTCCCTTTTACCCATCCCTTTAAAAGATATTCATCTAATAAAGTTTTATCTATTCTTTTTGTATAGTTTAAATCTTTATTGTATATCCAAATTGTATTATAATTCGGGTTTTTTTCCTTAGTTTTATTAAACATGCCATTTTTATTTCCTGAAACTAAATAGCCATTATTACGCATACCATTATTAAGACTAATCTTTCTTTTAGTAATGTCTGACATGCGCATACCCTTATTTTTTGATATTCCTTTTTCGCTATTACTAATTTTTTTTCGAGTAATTTCAGAATGATGTTTATTTTTCATAGGAGAAATCCTGCCCTTTGCTGAGCCGCCTTTGCCTCCTATTTTTAAATTATAACATTTGGGGTCGTTTAAAACATTATCATTTACAATTTTTGCTTCATAATCCAATGCTTCTTCAAATGTATTAAAAAATTTTAAAATTTCTCTTTTAAAATTTTCTTTTCCATATTTTTTAATTGCATTTTTAATATATTTGCCCGAACCCATATACATGTCGTTTAAGTTCGAAGTTTTATGTACCCCATAATAAAAGTTTTCTGTAATTAAATTTACTACTCGATAGAAATAATTATAATAATGCTTAGACATACATAAATTATGTTTAATTTAAAAGGGTGGAATTAATTCCACCCTTTTTTTCATTTGTCGTATACAAACTTCTTAAGCTGCCATACGATACTCTTTAAACTGTTCGCCGTTTAATTGCGTCTTGAGCTGTTCGCTATTACCCTTAGTATGCAATCAAAGCCAAGTCATCCCCGATTATGATTGATTAGCTAGCTCAATCATCAAAGCTTTTGTAAATTCCTTTCCTATGGAAAAGAATCGTGGAGATGGCGGGGTACGATCCCGCGTCTTACATACTTACTCTCTAACTATCCTTTCGGAGCGTCTCAATATTTTTAAAAGAACAATATAATATCAAAAAGTAATTTTGATACTACGCATTTGTTAAATTATAGTTAAACTTGAGTTTTTTTCTTCTTTTTTTCTTCGATAAATTTTTTCCAAACTTTATCAAATCCAAAAAGTTTCCAGAAAATGTAATAAGCTAAAAGAAGAAATAACCAAAAGCCTACAAGGCCTGTTCCTGCAAGTTGTGCATCATCCATTTTTCCGTATGCAACAAATAGAATAATAATATTAACTATTTGCATCCAACTTTTCTTTAGCCATGGCCATGCTGTTAAAGTAGCCCATGCTTTAATTTTTTCCCAAATCTTTTTAAGAGTTTCTTTCATATATAATAATTATTTTTGTTTTGCTCGAGGTTTTCTTGTTGTCGCTTTCTTTTCGGTAGAAGGCTTTTTAGGTGTTGTTTTCTTAGCCGGCGCCTTTTTCTTTGGAGTTACTTTCTTTTTTTGTATTGGCTCTGATTGTGTCGTTGACCAATCGCTGCCAGTCAAATCGCTTATCTTATTATCATACATAATAACTTCTGGCTTAGGTTCAGGCACATTAGATGGTTCTTGATTATTTAAATAATCTGGAACCGGCTCTTTGTCCTGAATTTCATCCTGATGGGTTGTTTCTGATTCAAAAATAGGTTGCGGAATAGGAGTTGCCTTCTTTTTTCGATTATGTTGAATAACTCCGATAATAACAAATAATGCTATTACTCCTAAAATAATAAAAAGTGCTGTTTTCATACTGTTTGTTTTTTATTTATTAAATTTATATTAATTATTAAATTCCTAATTCACTATCGGCGTCAGGCGCTTCTTCCATACCTGGCTCTTCTGGGGCTCCGCCACCGAGATCCATATCAGGGCCACCTCCAAAATCTGTTGCACTACCTCCAAAGTCTCCGCCACCTCCGCCACTTTCACTTTCATCGCCTTTATTTATTCTTTTAATTGCATCGGCGATACGCGTAAGTTGTTCTCTTCTTTCTTTCTTATATTTGGCGTTAAGTTTAAGATCTTCTTCAGTAAAATTCATATATTTTTCCACAAGAAACTTAGGATCAAAATACATCCCTTCGGTGGTAATCTTTCCTTCATCGTCAACTTCTGGTTGTCTAATGCCCATAAGTTTTTCAACTATATCTGCACCTTTTGAAACTATTTCTCTCTTTTTAGCTTCAGTAAATAAATTTTCTTCAACAAACTCAATACCAACTGCCCCTCGTAATGCTTTGTCTTTTATAAATTCCGGATGTTTTAGACAAAATTGTATCCAAGTTGGTTTGAATAACATTTCTTGAAGAATTGTACGAATTCGATTTATAAAATAATTAAATCGTATTTCTTCTCTTGCTATGCTATCTCCTCCTGAGTTCCACTGGGAAGCTTCTCCTTCTCCACTAATAGATGAAAATCTATCTTTTGGGATTTTAGTTTCAATAATAAAACGTTTCCAAAAATAATCAAGAGCTGCTGTGTTTGAAAGATCATAGCCTTCAGGCGCAAATGAATCGATTTCTGTTTGAGCGCCATCCTTTGAAGGAATAATATACTGCTTTGCAAACGAAAAATTCGGCTGGCCATTTATCGTTACTTCGCCACTATCATA